GTGGAATTTCTAACCCTGGAGATCCAGGCAATGACAGTATTGAGCCGATGCAAGGGTATGACCCAAAAAATCAACCCAATGATAGAATTGTTGATCCAATGGAAGAAGATGAATTAAAAGCAATTAGTAGACTTGCACTTGGTAAAAAAGAATTAGATGAACTTGATTACTCTGCTGCATCAGGCGCCACAGCACAGCCAGGTGCTACTCAGCAGGCACAAACTGCTGGTAATGCCATTAAGAAATACATGCCCGGTGCGACCAAATTTGCTGCTAACACCGTAAGACAAATGAAAGGTCAAGACCCAACCAAAGATCCTTCATACGCTAAGTTGTCCCCGTCGCAGCAACAACAATATGTTCAAGCACAAAAAACCATTGATGCCACTGATGCAGATGAATTAGAAAAGTTTGATGCCAATCAAGCAGCAGCAAATGTTCAAGGAATTGCCAAATCTGTGGTCAATCCAGCCAACATGCCTGATGTATCTTTAAAATCTAATGTTGTTGATCGTAAGACAGCCGCTGACTATGCTCCGGCTACAGTTGGAGGTAACCCAGCAACAACACCTGCTGCCACATTTGAAATGGCGGATGGCAAGTCTCTAGGTTGTTATGGAGATGACAGCCAAGGTTATGAACTGCGCAATGGTGAACAAGCATTGCCCAGTCGTTTCCAGAGCCTGGATGATGCTGGCATGGCGGTGAAGTTGTATCAAGCCCGCAAACGTCAACAGTCCCGACAAGACCTCAGTCAAGATTACATAGAAGAAAAATAATCATGATCATTAACGATTTATTCACAAATAAAAAACCCAGTGTGGCGGAAGGCATGGCGGGATCAGTAGTGTTCCGTGGCACAGGTGCTGATGGTGGCAAATACGAAATCATCCAATCTGGTCCCAATGATTACATGATTCACGCCAACGGTCGACACATTGACACTTATGGTAGTCTACAGCGAGCCATGAGTGTGCTACAGAATGAAGTGCCAGGATTAACTAAAGGTGTGGCGGAAACACGCAAGGGCCAGGTGCCCATGACCTTGCAGCCTGGTGAAACTGACGATCTCGAACCCGAAGACTTTGAAGGTTTTAGACGCCTGCCAGAATATCTGGAAGGACAAAAGGCTCAACAAAAAGCAGGCAAAGATCTAATACAACAAAGTCCTTACACTTATCAAAGTGATCAAGACTGGGCATATCGTAACGGTGCGTTTGACCAACGACAGAAAGCCAGCAGTGCTGACTTTACCAAACGCGGACCTTTGACTACCGAGCAAGGCCTATCAGAAGAGGAATCCGAAGAAGAATCAGAGCGTCGACGTTTTCCAAATTATTACCATCACAAAGATAAAGGTACAGTTTTTAGAGTTCAAAGCCCCGGCGGTAAAACAACAGATGTACATCCCGGTGATGAAAAATGGGATAACACTTATCAAAAAAAGTATAAGGGTATGCCTACCCCCAATGATGGCGGTTTTTGGAGTGATGACGATACAGCGGCCATGGTGGAAGAAACAGAAGATATGGCAGAAAGCTGGCGCGATATCTATAATCTCAACAAACAAAAAATTGGCACCAATCCAAACTTGATCAAAACAGATACTGTGTTAAAAATGCCAGATGGATCTCGGTACAAAGTAAAGCCAGGTGACAACTTATCTTCTATTGCAAAAACTTCAGGTGCAAAATCAGCAGGCGCCAAATCAAATAATCTCAACACAAAATCTGCTGTGGAACCAAAGTATTACAGTTTGCCACCAGCCGCGGCTACAACTCGGTCATTCACACCACCCCCGGCCAAAACTCCAACAGTTAAAAATGATAGCCCCTATGTTTATGACATGAGGACTGGTCAAGGCGGAGTAAAACCTGATCGTATTGCTGATGTGTTTCGAAACACAGAACTTCCACCGCCCCTGACTAGGGATGAAATAGAACAACAAATGATGCAGCCAGATTTGGCTGGGCCTGCTGCTCCGGGTTTTAGGCACACTGTACAAGGACCTGAGGGTAAAGAATACGATTTTGATTCAGAGCAAGAAGCAAGAGATTTTGTGGACAGAATTAAACAGTTGGATATAAAAGATCGAGAGAGTCAGGGTCTTGGTGCAGCCAAATCTGAATCAATCAGATATAAAAAAGGCATGGCAGAACAAGCACCTCCTATCAATGTGCCACCAGGTCAGCAGGCAACCACTCAACCAGATGGCAGCACACGTATATCCAAAATAGGTAGTGTGTCAAGAGCTGACTATGCAAAGAACATGGCAGCATACAAAGCACAAACCCAGACTCCTGCAAAAATAGCCGATTTTACACAAAGAATGGCATCAGGACAGGGCTACACTGATACAGAACGTCAAGCAAATTTGCAACAACAGCAACAACACTTTGGCAAATTTGCAGATACCGGTGATCTTGATGAAGGTGACGGTTTTGACGATATTACCACTTTTTCTGACATGCGCACAACTGACCGTGGAGGAAAATCCAATCAAACATATACCAGCACAACCATTGCAAAAAATCCCACAACTGGGCAACAACAATCATTGGGCCGGTGGGATCATACTGATCCCAAAACAGGAAAAAATTATTCAGGTACTAGCTACATTGATCCACAAGGCAATGCTGACGTACAAAAGAACTATAAAGAAAGCCAAGATCAACTGGATGAACTAGACAAAAAGACTGTGGCCAGTTGGGTCAGACAACAACCACAACGAATCAAAGGAGCCTCTGGATTATCACGCACTGACTTTAAAAAAGCCAAACGCTTGGTTGATAAGAGTATTCCATCTGCAATAGCAAAATACAAAGATCCCAGTTATGGTAAACAAGAACCAAGACTGGATGAAGTCAGCCTGGGCGACTATCGTAAAAAGGCCACTGTGAACAAAGCCATGGCTCTGACAAATAAATTCTTTGGCCGTGATGATCCTGCAACGGTTGCGGCAGCTGATCGAACTATTGCAAATAGAGACAAGGGCATGGCACGTGCCGATGCTAGAAGCCGACCATATACCGCACCGCCTGTGGACCAGGACAAACAACGCCGAGACCTGGCAGACAAATATCCCAACATTGATGAATTGGTACGCCGAGCAGAACTGCGCAGAGATCCACAATATGATCGTGCAGATGGGCAAGCCTACTATGATGGACGTGATGCTGAACAAAACTATCACAAACTCAAGCAAATCCAACGCATGATACGCGGTGCGGAGTTGGACGAAATGGACTTTGGCGGTGTGAGCCAAACCAAAGATTCAGCCACTGGTGATGTGACCACAAATTTCAGCCAAGGTCCGTTTTCTGTGTCACAGACCAAAACGCCAGGTGGTTATACAAAACAAACTGATCAACAAGTCAATCTGGGCACAGCAACGCTGGGCGCACGAACGGTTGGGCCAAATATTGGCGCGGGTCAGTTGGCTGGTACCACAACCAAAACTGCAACCAACACTGCAACCGGACAGGCCAAACAACAAGTCAAAGGAGTTGGCTTTGGTGGTGCCACAGGTGCCACGGTGGGCAAGAACTATGTTGGTGCCAGCGACGATGAACTGGCCAAGTATGCTGCCGACAGCACGTTTGACGTCAATGAAAGTATAGACCGTATGCAACATCTAGCTGGTATCAAACAATCACGTGTATGAACAAATATGTGGCCACTGTGCTAGTCAAGGGACAGATTGTAAGGACTGCGGTTTTTGCTGAAAATCCAATGCATGCCCGGTTGATTTTGGAATTCCAATTTGGCATAGGCAACGTGGTCAGTTCTCCTTCCATAGCAAACTAAGGCCAAGGTAGTAGAACTGACACAAACCAACACACCTACCTTAGGACCGTGTGGCCCGGCTGCTGGGCAAGCAAAGCGATTCGCTACCGTGATGCTTGAAGTGAGCTTTTTCTAATACCTAAACACCTTTATGATTTTATATACTTTTATAGTAACACACATCACAATCATTTGCGTCACACTTTTTTTACATAGAGGTCAAGCACACAAAGCATTGATATTTCATCCCATACTAAGTCACTTTATGAGATTCTGGTTATGGCTCACAACCGGCATGGTCACAAAACAATGGATAGCCATACATCGCAAGCATCACAGATTCAGCGACGAACCGGGTGATCCGCACAGCCCGCATGTGTACGGAATCAAACAGGTTTTTTTCAAAGGAGCAGTGTTATATCATGACGCATCAAAAGATAAAGATATGGTTAATTCATATGGTGCTGGTACTCCTGCTGATTGGATTGAGCACAACCTATACAGTGCTCACTCCAGACTTGGCATTGGCATTCTCCTTTTGTTCAACCTCATCATCTTTGGTTGGGTTGGCGCCATAATCTGGGGCATACAAATGTTATGGATTCCATTCTGGGCCGCCGGTGTTGTCAACGGCGTTGGCCACTGGTGGGGATATAGAAACGGTGAAACAAAGGATCGTAGCCGAAATATTGCACCATGGGGCATTGTGATCGGTGGCGAAGAACTACACAACAATCATCATTTAGATCCTGCCAGTGCTCGACTAAGCCGTCGCTGGTTTGAATTTGATATTGGATGGATGTATATTAAAATATTCAGTTTTTTAAGATTGTTAAAAGTCAGACACGCACCTTAGGATCTTTGCGCCACGAAGTGAGCAAGTTCCCGTTGACAACATCAAAATCTGTGTTATACTTGTGTTTTAGGAGTACTCATGGATAACAAATCATTCAACGGCGAACAAAAGATCAAACTCACCCAAATTATCAACGAAGGCATGCAGGTCATGCACGAGATCGACACACTTCAAGGTGGCCTAACCGATACCATCAAGGCCATTGCAGAAGAATTAGAAATCAAACCAGCTGTGTTGAAAAAAGCCATCCGCGTGGCTCACAAGGCTGAATTTGGCAAGACCAAACAAGATCAAGAACTGTTGGAAACAATTCTTGAAACTGTGGGCAAGACATTATAAATATTGCTTTCAACAGCAACGAGTCGTTCACGACACGAACATGTAGCAAGGCTTTACCGGCCACAAACGGAGACTAATGAGTTATATTGACGCACTATTTGATCGTGAGCACGATCGCATTCACGTGGTAGAACGCAGAGAGGGCAAAAGGCAGTACCGAGAGTATCCTGCCAACTATGTGTTTTACTACGACGACCCCAGGGGCAAGTTTCAAAGCATCTACGGCACACCTGTGTCGAGATTTAGCACACGCAACAACAAAGAGTTTCGCAAGGAAGTTCGAGCACAAAGCGGGAGACAAATTTACGAATCGGACATAAATCCCATATTTCGATGCTTTGAAGAAAACTACAAAGACCAAGACGCCCCCACACTGCACACAGCATTTTTCGACATTGAAGTTGCGTTTGATCCAGTGCGTGGATTCTCGCCTGTTACAGATCCTTTCAATGCTATCACTGCCATATCGGTATATCTGAATTGGTTGGAGCAACTGGTCACACTGGTGGTGGCACCACGCCACATGAGTCCTGAGACTGCTCGTGAGATCTGTGCGGAATTTGAAAACACTGTGTTGTGTGAGTCTGAAACAGAAATGTTGAAAATGTTCCTGGACCTGATCGAAGATGCAGACATCTTGAGTGGCTGGAACTCAGAAGGCTATGACATACCCTACACAGTGAATCGTATCACCCGAGTGCTCAGCAAAGATGACACCCGACGTTTTTGTTTGTGGGGACAGTTTCCCAAGAAGCGTGTGTTTGAACGCTTTGGTGCAGAAAACGAAACCTATGACCTGGTGGGTCGTGTGCATATGGACTATATGCAACTGTATCGCAAGTACACTTATGAAGAGCGACATAGCTACAGCCTGGATGCCATTGCTGAGTACGAACTGGGCGAACGTAAAACACAGTTTGAAGGCACACTGGATCAGTTGTACAACCAACACTTTAAGACCTTTATTGTGTACAACCGACAAGATACCATGTTGTTGGACAAACTGGACAAGAAATTACGCTTCTTGGAACTGGCCAGCGAACTGGCACATGCCAACACAGTGCTGTTGGCCACCACAATGGGTGCTGTGGCTGTGACTGAACAGGCCATCATCAACGAAGCACATGAACGTGGCATGGTCGTGCCCAATCGTCAACAGCGACTCACCGATGAAGACACACAGGCAGCAGGTGCTTATGTGGCATATCCCAAGAAAGGATTGCATGAGTGGATTGGGTCAGTTGACATCAACAGTCTATATCCGTCAGCAATTCGTGCCTTGAACATGGGCCCAGAAACCATCATAGGTCAACTGCGACCGGTGATGACTGATAGGTACATCAAGGACAAAATGGCCCGAGGTGATTCATTTGCGGCTGCATGGGAAGGTGTATTTGCAAGTCTAGAATACACAGCAGTGATGGAACAACAACGTGGTACAGAGATCACCATTGACTGGCAGTCAGGTGAAGAGACTGTACACTCGGGCGCTGAAATTTGGTACATGTTGTTTGACTCCAATCAGCCGTGGGTGTTGAGTGCTAATGGTACCATATTCACATACGAAAAGAAAGGCGTTATCCCAGGCTTGCTGGAACGCTGGTATGCCGAACGTAAAGAAATGCAGGCCAAAAAGAAAGACGCCAAGGATGCCAAAGAGATTGCTTTCTGGGACAAACGTCAACTGGTCAAGAAAATTAACTTGAACAGTTTGTATGGCGCTATTTTGAATCCTGGTTGCAGATTTTTTGACAAACGTATTGGCCAATCAACTACCTTGACTGGACGCAGTATTGCCAAACACATGGATGCATATTTAAATGAGTGCATAACAGGTGAATATGACCATGTGGGCCGAGCAGTTATCTACGGTGACACAGACAGTTGTTATTTTTCAGCATGGCCTGTGCTCCGACAAGAAGTTGCTGAAGGCCGCATGGAGTGGTCAAAGGAAATCTGCATACAACTGTACGATAGCATTGCTGATCAGGTCAACGACTCATTCCCAGCGTTTATGGAACGTGCGTTTCATTGCCCCAGAGACATGGGAGATTTGATCAAGGCCGGTCGTGAAACAGTGGCGGACCGTGGCTTGTTCATCACAAAGAAACGCTATGCTGTAAATGCTATTGACATTGAAAACAAACGACTGGATGTAAACGGAGCAATTGGCAAGACCAAGGCCACTGGCCTTGATCTAAAACGTAGTGACACTCCCAAAGTTATTCAAGACTTCTTGTTAGAAATTCTAAATAAAGTACTGTCGGGTGCTGGTCGTGATGACATCATTGAACGTGTGCGTGAGTTCAAGTATGAATTCAAAGAGCGGCCAGGCTGGGAAAAAGGCTCGCCCAAGCGTGTGAACAACTTGACCAAGTATGGCAAGGAAGAAGAACGACTGGGCAAAGCCAACATGCCTGGGCATGTACGTGCGGCATTGAACTGGAACAACTTGCGAAGAATGAATTCAGACAACTACAGTATGCAGGTGGTTGATGGTATGAAAACCATTGTGTGCAAACTGCGAAGCAATGCGCTGGGCTGGACATCCATTGGTTATCCCACAGACGAAATGCATTTGCCGCAGTGGTTCAAGGAATTGCCTTTTGACGACACAGAAATGGAAGCCACTGTGGTGGATCAAAAGATTGACAACTTGCTGGGTGTGTTGGACTGGGACTTGGCTGCGGCCACCAACACAGAAAACACATTTACATCACTATTCTCATTCGAATGAAACTGAGCGAACTTGTTGGATACTTGAACTTGTTGGACAGCAATGAACTTGCTCCTGATTACCAAGCGGCTGTTCAACGGTTTAAAGAAATTGAGCACGTAGTAACCAATCACGCAGTTCAAATAGATAATTTTGCAAATGATTTTGAAAATAAAATTCAAACAATTTACAATAGTTTATCAGACGCACAACAAACCTTGCAGGATTTAAAACGTCGAATCAAGCAGCAAATTTCTGCCATGGAACTAGATCAATATCAAGCCAGTCAACGCTTGTACGAACAAGAAATGTGTTATGAAACAAACGAATATATTTTGAATCGTCGACTCAGCATTGATCCAGACAGTCGACTGTTGCTCACAGGGCGACTGTTACAGTATACAGACTGGCGACTGCCTGGCTTGATCATGCGTCCTGGACGTGAAAATTTCATTGAAGAATTGGTACCATTGGATCCATTGTATTTGGTAGATCAACATCAAGAACTATTAGATCCTTCAATACTGGCATTTACTCCAGAGTATCAACGCAGACTAAGACCATATGTAATCAACGACTATGAGTATACAGATGCACTGTGGCAGTTGCCTGTCAACCAGTATGGATTGATATTTGCCTACAACTACTTTAACTACAAACCTATGAAGGTGGTGCGTCAATACCTTGACAGCATGTTTGCTAGATTGAGACCCGGTGGGGTGGCTATATTCACATTCAACGATTGTGATTGGGCACATGGTGTAGCACTAGCCGAAAAGAGTTTTATGTGCTACACACCCGGAAGAGAAATACAAGCCCACTGCAATCAACTTGGGTTTGAAATTCTTTCAGTAAATCGTGGGCAAGGTGACATTGCCTGGATGGAAATACGCCGGCCTGGCGAAATTGAATCCGTTAGAGGCGGTCAGAGCCTGGCCAAAATAGTTGCACATCAGTAAAAAAATCTATATAATCATACAACATAGGAGTAAGCATGAGAGATTATCTTAAAGACTTGGTAGAACACACACACGATCTTGGCTGCATTGACTTGATCAAGATCACCGGAGACGACAAAAGCACAGCCATTGTGGGCGTGGCTGAAGACTTGAGTGTGGTACTAGAGGGTGAGTTTAAAAACCCACACACAGATTTCATTGGCACATTTGGCATGCCCAACTTGAATAAGTTGAAAATTTTGTTGAACTTGCAAGAGTACCGAGAGAATGCCAAACTCAAACTAACCAAAAAAGCCACTGGAGCACCTGATGGCATTGAGTTTGAAAATGCCACTGGGGACTTCCGCAACACATATCGTTTCATGGCAGCAGAGATTGTGAACGACAAACTCAAAACACCCAAGTTTAAAGGGGTCGCATGGCACATTGAATTCGAACCCACTGTGGCTGCTATTCAGCGATTGCGTATGCAGGCACAGGCCAATGCCGAAGAGCCCAACTTTCAGGCCCGGACCGAAAACGGCGACTTGAAGTTTTTCTTTGGTGATCATTCAACACACGCTGGTAATTTTGTGTTTCACGCAGGTGTGAATGGGCAATTGAAACGTACATGGAGTTGGCCGGCCTCACAGTTTATGGCTATCATGGCCTTGACTGGGGACAAAACTATTCGTATCAGTGATGATGGTGCTGCCAAGATCACAGTGGATAGTGGTGTGGCTGTTTACAATTACATTTTACCTGCACAGAGCAAATAATGGAAACCAAAGTTAGAACTGTGGTAAGAATGATCACGTATAGGATTACCGCATGGTTGTTTACTATCTTCTGGACTTGGTTGTTCACTGGTGATATTGCATCGGCCACAGGATTTGCCACTGCCTTGCACATCATGCTCAGTATAGATTATTACATCCACGAACGTATTTGGTTAAAAATAAATTGGGGTCGAATTGCAAGATAACTTAACAGCCAAGCAAAATGATTATGCTGTGTTCTTACCAGCCATATCAGGCTTCTATGCCACGTTTGTGGGCAAGCAACGCAACGAGCCGTATGTGGATCCTGCAAGGTTTCCGCAGGGCTTGACTGATATGGAACAAAT